AACTGAAGGCGAAGATTATGCTGTGAAATTACCATTTGAAAATTTATTGTTTTCAAAGTTTACAAATCAAGATTTACAGCTTGGATATTGTTTAGATAGTAATTATCAACCATATATTCCTAAGCCAATTATATTATATAATTATGGTATTGTAAGTTCAAGTTTTTATATAAATGATGGTTCTGCCGATTATTTATTAACTAATTACAATGCATTTGGACAAGATTTATTAGTAAGTGGAATTAACTATTCTTTAAATTTTGGTTCAGACATTAGTAGCTTATTATTATATCCAATAGAAAATAGTTTATACAATCAATATTACGAAAAATATTTAGTTAATATATTTAACTATAAAGCACGTTTAATTAAGGTTAGTGCTATACTACCAACATCAATATTAACTACGCTTAAATTGAATGATAGACTTATAATAAGAGATAAAAGATATATTATAAATTCATTCACAACGGATTTAACAACAGGTGAAGCATCGTTTGAATTATTAACTGACTTAAGAACATTATGATAAAACACATTTTAGAATTATTAGCATTGCACGAACATTACGGACAAAGCGAAGTAATAGAAATAGCGAAAGGAAAATATAAATTAATAACTACTTGGAGTCAAGTATTTGAACAAATAAAAAGACAATGGAGAATAAGGTAGTTACATTAAAAATAGAAAGCAATTTAAATAGTATAACTAAAGACGTTAAAAAATTAGGTAATACTTTTGAAGATACTGCTGACGAAATAAAAGGCATACAGCAATCAACTAAAAGTGCTGAATCAGGAGTTAAATCTTTGGCTGATGGATTTAAAGGAATGGGCTTAGCTATTAAAGCAATCGGTATTGGTTTAGTAATGGAGGCTTTTAATTTATTTAAAGAAGTCTTAGGTAAGAATCAAAAAGTAGTAGATGGTTTTAATACCGTTATTGGTGCTTTATCTATTGCGTTTAATGATTTGTTTGGTTTTGTTTTTGATAATTTCCCTACAGTAATTAAAATCTTTAAAGATGTATTTGAAAACCCTACTACCTATTTAAAAAAGTTTGGTGATTTAGTTAAAGAAAATTTAATTGAAAGATTTAATTCGTTTTTAGATACTATAGGTTACGTTGGTGAATCAATTAAAAAAGTATTTGAAGGTGATTTTGCAGGTGCTATGGAATCTGTAAAGAAAGCAGGTAAAGAATCATTAGATGTTTTAACAGGTGTTAATAATTCATTTGATAAAGGTAAGAAAATAGTTGGTGATGCTGCTGCTGCAATTGGTAACTATGCAATAAAAACTTTAAAAGCATCTGAAGCAAATGTTAATTTACAAAATTCTGCTTTAATAGCTGCTGCTGAACAAGCTAAATTAGTTGAAAAGTATGATGCTGATGCTGAAAAGTTAAGAAAGATTAGGGATAATGATTTGTTATCAGTTAAAGATAGAATAAAAGCAAATGATGATTTAAAACAAGTTTTAAAAAATCAATCAGATGCAATGAAAACACTTGCGGCTAAACAAGTAGAAGCAGCAGAAGCAACTTATAAATTAAATGATTCAACAGAAAATCACGTTGCATTAATAAACGCACAAGGAAACGCTTTAGGTGTTGTTGCACAAATAGAAGGATTAACAAGTGAACAAGAATCTAATAGGGTATCATTAAAAAAAGAATTAAATGAATTAGACCAAACCAAATTAGAAAATATAAATGCTTTAACAATTGAGCAAAAGAAATTTAATGAAACTTTAGAAAATGATGAATTAAAAAAACTTGAAAATCAAAGGTTAAATTTAGAAGAAGAAAAAAGAATTGAACTTTTAAGATTACAAGATAAAATAAATAAAGCTGCTGAAGGTACAAAAGCAAAATTAGATGCTGAAAATGAATATGCAATTAAAACTCAAGAAATTGATAACGCTTTAACAACTAATAAAAAAGCTATTGCTGATGAAGAAATAAAAATTGAAAAAGCAAAAGCCGACCAAAAGAAAGCTATACAAGATGCTGAATTTGCTTTAGCATCAGGGGCTGTTAATTTTTTAAAAGAAATTGGTGGTAAAAGTAAAGCAATTCAAAAAGCGGCTATTATTGCTGAAAATGCAATAGGTATAGGTAAAATGATTATTGCTAATAACGCTGCTAATATTGGTGCGTTAGCAACACCACAAGCAATTGCATCAAGTGGAGTTTCTGCTATTCCTGTTATAGCAATGAATAATATTACAACTGCATTAGGTGTTGCAACTACAATAGCGGCAACTGCAAAAGCATTAAGTGCTGTTGGTGGTGGTTCTGCAGGTAGTGCTGGTTCTGTTGGTGGTGGTATGTCTGCTTCTGCTGCTCCTTCATTTAACGTTGTAGGTACTTCAGGAACAAATCAATTAGCACAAACAATAGGTTCACAACAACAACAACCTATTAAGGCTTATGTAGTAGCGAATGATGTAACAACTCAACAAGGCTTAGATAGAAATATAGTACAATCAGCAAGTATTGGATAATTAAAACAAATAAAAATTAAATTAATTATAATTAAAAAAATATAATATGAGAATAGTTGAATTAATAATAGACGAAACTGAAAAGTTAAACGGAATAGAGGCGGTGTCAATCGTTGAATTTCCTGCCATAGAGTCCAATTTCATTGCATTAAGCGAACATTTAGAACTTGCAAAAGTAGATGATGAAAAAAAGATTTTAATGGGAGCTGCATTAATACCAAATAAAAACATTTATCGTAGAAATGGTAATGATGAATATTATATTTTCTTTTCAGAAGATACAGTACGCAAAGCAAGTGAATTGTTTTTAATGAATTCAAATCAAAACAACGCTACATTAGAACACGAAAAGAAACTAAAGGATTTAACTGTAGTTGAATCTTGGATAGTTGAAGATGTAGATATGGATAAATCTAAAAAGTATGGCTTAAATGCACCCGTAGGCACTTGGATGGTATCTATGAAAGTAAACAATGAAGCTATATGGAATGACTTTGTTAAAACAGGAAAAGTTAAAGGCTTCAGCATCGAAGGATATTTTTCGGACAAATTAGAAATGAGTTTAGAAATTGCAAAAGAACAAGAACTATTAGATAAAATAAAATCAATTATAAATAATGCTGAAATTAATAAATAAAATTATGGGACAAAAAACAAGTTCACCAAAAGGTGGTAAAAGAGGTTGCGTATGTAAAGACGGAACATACAGTTCAAAATGTTGCAATGGAGAATTATCAGAACAAGGAATTGGTGCTTTGACAAATCAACAAGTTGTTGTAACAACTAACACCGATAACACAAGAACTATAACTAATGTAAGTTCGTAATTTATAACAAATATAAATAAAAGTAATTAATAAAAAAAAAGTAATATGACAACTGAAAAATTAGTAATGAATTCTTTGTTTGGAAAAACAGAATTAGCATCACAAAAAATTGAATTAGCTTTAGTTGATGATTTTAATAAAGACTATCAAAAACTAAATGATGTTTTTTTTAAAGCAGAAACAAACGTAGTTGATTACAATGAATTATCAAATAAAATAGCAAGTGATTTTAATTCAGCAGGTTCAGTTTTATTAAGTGCAAATAAAAAATTTGAAGATGTATTAAAATCTGCAAAAGATTTAGGAATTGATTTACCTGCACAAATAAAAAATCAAGGTGAAGCATTAAAACTTTATGCTAAAGATATAGATTATTATGTTACTAAATTAAAAAGTAATAAAATAGCTTTAAGAAACGGATAATAATAAATAAGTAAATTAAGTAAATATGAATGTAATTAATGAAATCAAAACTCTTTTGGGTATGGAAGTAAAACTTGCTCAAATGAAACTTAAAGATGGTGTTACAGTAATCGAAGCAGATGCTTTTGAACCTGAACAAGCTGTTTTTATAGTAAACGGTGAAGAACGTATTGCAATGCCAGTTGGTGAATACGAACTTGAAGATGGAATGATTTTAGTAGTAGCCGTTGAAGGTATTATTGCTGAAATTAAAGAAGCTGCAGTTGTTGAAGAAGAAGCACCTGAAACAGAAGTTGAAGTTGAAGTTGAAGCACAAGCTGAAACAGTTGCAACTCCTAAAAGAATTGTTGAATCAGTTTCTAAAGAAATGTTCTTTGCTGAAATTGAAAAACTAAGAACTGAAATTGCTGAATTAAAATCAGTAAAACAAGAATTAAGTTCAGAAGTTGTTGTTGAACCATTAACACACTCACCTGAAGTTAAAAATGAAGTTAAACTAAATAAAATATCAACTAACCGCCAAATGACGACACAAGATATCGTTATGGCAAAACTTTTTAATTAATAAATTATGGCTACTACAACTAATGTGACGACTACGTATNNTGGAGAATTTGCNGGAAAATACATTTCTGCTGCATTATTATCAGGTTCTACTATTGCAAATGGTGGAATCGAAGTTAAACCAAATGTAAAATACAAAGAGGTTATCAAGAAAATTGCTACTGATTCAATCGTAGCTAATGCAACTTGTGATTTTACTTCTACTTCTACAGTTACTTTGACTGAAAGAATTTTGACCCCTGAGGAATTCCAAGTAAATCTTGAATTTTGTAAAAAAACGTTTAAATCGGATTGGGAAGCCGTTCAAATGGGATATTCTGCATTTGATAACTTGCCACCTGCTTTTGCTGATTTTATTTTAGCACACGTTGTTGCTAAAGTTGCAGAAAAAATGGAAAACAATATTTGGAAAGGTGTTAATGCTACTGCAGGTGAATTTGATGGATTTGTAACATTGGCTACTGCTGATGCTGGAGTTATTGATGTAGCTTCTCCTATTGCTGGTGGAATTACTGCTGCAAATGTTATCGGTGAACTTGGGAAACTTGTTGATGCTATTCCTGCTGCATTGTACGGAAAAGAAGATTTATATCTTTATATTTCACAATCTGTAGCTCGTGATTATGTTCGTGCTCTTGGTGGATTTGGTGCAAGTGGATTAGGTGCTAACGGTACAAACGCACAAGGTACACAATGGTTTAACAATGGTTCACTTTCTTTTGATGGTGTTAAAATCTTTGTTGCAAATGGATTGGCTAACGATTATATGATGGCTGCTCAAAAATCTAACTTATATTTTGGAACAGGTTTATTAGCTGACCACAACGAAGTTAAATTAATTGATTTAGCAGATATTGACGGTTCAGAAAATGTAAGAGTTGTAATGAGATTTACAGCTGGTGTTCAATACGGAATTAGTTCTGATATCGTTCTTTACACACCTGCAGCATAATTATTATAAATAGGGGTGTAAAAACCCCTTTTTATTAATTTAAAAAAGTAGATAACTACTTGATTATTAACAATTTAAATATAAAACGGGATGCCTTGTGATATTTCTTTGGGACGTGCTGAACAATGCAAAAATAGCGTTGGAGGCTTAAGAGCTGTATACTTCATTAATTGGGGTGATGCAACAGCTGTAACTTATTCTGCAACTGCAGGACAAGAAGATGTTATAACTGGATTAGGTGGAACTCCTATTGGTTATAAATATGAATTGAAGGGAACTTCAACTTTTGAACAAACTGTAACAAGTTCAAGAGAAAACGGAACTACATTTGTAGACCAAAAATTAAGTTTGAGTTTAGCTAAATTAACTATTGCAGATAATAAGCAACTTAAATTACTTAGTTACGGAAGACCTCAAGTTATTGTTGAAGATAACAATGGTTCTTTCTTTATGGCAGGTTTAACAAAAGGTATGGACTTAGTAACTGCAACTATTTCAAATGGTGCTGCTATGGGTGATATGAGTGGGTATAAAATGGAATTTCAAGGAATGGAGCCTGTTGCTGCTAACTTTGTAACTGGACCATTAACTACAGGTATTTTAGCTTCTATTGTTGAAGGTACTGTAGCATAATTTTATTATTTGTTTTTTTTAAAAGGGGTTTATGGTTAAAGTAAATCCCTTTTTTTAAACAATAACTTTTAAATATAAAAAAATGAGTGAATTAAAAACGGTAATGAATAAATTATTCAAAACTGAATTATCAATTCAAAAAGTTGAACTTGCTTTAATTGATGATATTGAAAAAATATTAGATGGTGCATTATCTAAACAAAGAAATTTAATTGCTTCAGGTTTAAAAATATCTGAAGGATTATTAGCATTAACTTCTGATTATCAGAAAACATTAAGTATGGCTATTCAAGCAGCAAATATGGCAAAAGAATTAGGTATTACTGATGCTGAAAAATTGTTTAGAGTTAGAGCATCTGAAGCAAAAGATTATCTTGATGTTGTAGGTAAAGTTTCTAATCAAATTGATTCTGCTTTACGTTCTATATAATTAATAAAAAAAGGGTAACTTAATTGCTACCCTTTTCTTTTTGTGATTCTTCCATTATTAACCGCATATTAGTTATTTCAAGTCGAAGATTACTTATAATATTTTCCGAAGCTTTTAATTTACCTTCTGCACTATATTTATATCTATCTAAAGATTTATTTTCTATTTTTAAATCTACTATTTCTTCTATTAAATATTTTACTACTTCTTTCATAATTTTTTTACATTAATTTATTTAAGTTAAACACAAATTGACTACCATCTTCAAACCTAAACAAGCCAAAGTTTTTATTT